GTGTGTTTCTCTTCTGGTATAAATAAACTTCTAATCAACGGTCCGAGATGCTTGTGTCGTGCTGGTATTTGCTGGAGATTTGGATTGTTATAACTGAACCTGCCGGTAACTGTACCGCCCTGGTCAGATCGTATTTGATTTATCTCTGCGTGTATGCGGCCGTTGTGTTCGTGTTTGAGTATCGTATCTATAAATGTTGTATTAGCTTTGTTAATCTCTCTTGCTTCGTTAATTAGTTTTGGTAGCTCAGCTGGATGTGTAGCAAGAAAGTTTTTTGTAAAGCTTGGTGCACCTTTCTCTGTCCTGTCGTATGGTAGTTTTTCTTTGTCAAATGCTTTGGCAATAGAAGCTGCAGCCCAAATCTCTACGTCAAAACCTGCTAACTTATTTATATCTCTCATTAAATTTTTTTCTGTTTCCTGTAGTTGTGCCTTGACTGACATAGCTTTTTGTACATCTACACGTACACCTTTAAATTTCATATCAACCAGACATGGAAACAAATTAGTCTCTAAATTAAATACGTCCCACAGATCTTGTTTTGATATCTCATGCTGTAGTGCATGCCATAGTTTCAATGTCATCTCTGCGTCTTTCTCTGCATACTCACCTACAAATGGTGCAGGTAATCTCCACATCTCTGCTTTACCAACAGAATCTAATGTGTAACTAAATCTGTTCTCATCAATCAAACTTGCAGCAATCATTGTATCAATGATGCCACCGTTTATGTGAAAGCCAAGTGACCTAATCCAGGATACATCGTACATGGCATTGTGAAATATTTTTGTAGCTGTGTTTTGTAACAGTTCTTCAAACCAATCTAGAACTAATCCTCGATCCATGTTCCCACCACCTTCATGCGCGATAGGAAAATAGCCGGACCAACCTTCGACCGCAACGGCTATGCCGACTATCTCGCCGTCTCTTCTTACCGAACCTGATCCCATTGTGAGCAGGTTTGGATCTCGTGTTTCTAAGTCAACAGCTATCTCGCCGTGACTAGATAAATCTGGTAAATGATCTGGTGGCACCCACTCTGTTTCGGGTGTGAATAGTGGCTGTTGTAAAGTTCTCACTTATACTCTTCCTTAAGTTTATTTATAAACCAAATAGCTTTGTCTAAATCTTCTAGTGGTTTACCTTTATGCTCGTGGCGCCAGATGTATTTTATAGCGGAGCCTTGTAGATAATATTTAAAACCATCGCCTTGACATGACTGGATCGCATCGATGCAACCGATGCCACCTTTGTTGTAATGTGATGGAAAGTTTACTGGGTCGTGTTTTTTAGAAGACATAGCACCTCTCATAATTTTTTGGTTCTAGTATATGTAAAGATTTTTTTGCTCGTGTTACAGCAACGTAGAATAATCGGTGTAGTTCATCTGGATTAATATCATTGTTGTCAACAGCAGATTTAGTAATATCAGGAAGAATGAGTACATTGTCAGCTTCGCCTCCTTTAGCGGCATGTATTGTTGATAGAGTTATGCGTGGTGTTTGTGTAATCTTTTCGTCGTTAGCTAGCATATTTCTTATATAGTTTTCTGTGTCTACGTCCAGGCCAGCAAACGCTTTATACCAAACATCATCTGTTTGTAATCCATGTTGCTCCATACATTCTGCGATGTAGTATCCTTCTTCATTCTCGTTTAATGTTTTACCTGTCCTATAACCCTTTGTAACATTTTCTCCCAGATATGCATAGACATTTTTTATTGATGCTACAGGTAGTAAATGCTCCATTGAACGCCATTTTTCCCAAGTTTGTATGGCTAATAATAAATCTAATTTGATAGAGTTCTTGTGTTTGTGAGAATAATACCAACCCTGCAGTTCACATAAATCTTTTATGTCATCTAAAAAATAATTTGCACTTGACAATACTAACCACTCTCCTTGTGACATGTCTACTTGTGTAACATCAGAATATCTTGTTAAGTCACCCATCTCTTGTCTAGGCATATATTCTTTGTCGTATCTGTTAGAAACATTTCTAATAATTTTTTGTGACAACTCATGTATTAGCCCACCAGGTATCCGGTAAGACTGTTCTAGTGTGTCTATCTGATCTACTTCTTCTTTAAGTGCGATAAAAGTATCAACATCAGCGCCAGCCCATCTAAATATAGCTTGATCGTCATCCCCAGCAATGTAGGTCTTGTCTGCTTTCGACCAAAGAGTCCTGACCATTCTCCATTGCAAAGGTGAGAGGTCTTGTGCTTCGTCAATAAATAATACGTCGAAAGTTGGTGAAACATCTTGCTGAATAAATTGTTCCAACATGTCATCATAGTCGTATAATCCTTTTTCTCTCTTATACTTGTTAAGTTCTTGATCTAAAAGATATAATAAATCTCTTTCAATGTCCATATGGTGCTCGTTTTTGTCGTACAGATCTAAGACGGGCATTTCTAAAACTCGTGCTTTATTAATTAATCGTAAGTATTCATTGTCAGAATTAAATACGCCATCCTCCTCACTGTACCATGCTGTCTTAATAGGTATGCCACACTTTAAACCAAAGTCTCTGTAGTCTGAATGTTTCATCACACGTTCTTTGTTCATGCCTAAAGTTCTAAATGCAAGAGAGTGTAGAGTTCTAAAGTATGGTATCTCTTTTTGGTCTATCATAAATTTTTCTTCTGCTCTATGCGTTGCCTCCCACGCAGCTTTCTTTGTAAAAGAAAAGTATCCTATCTTTTTTATATCTACACCGTTGCGTAAAAAATCTTCTACTAAATTTAATAGTGTTGTTGTCTTACCTGTGCCTGGTGGTCCTAGTATTATTGTTTTCATTAGAATGGTGACTCCTCGTATTTAACTTCTGATATTTCTGGTTCCTCATCATTCTCTAGTTTCATAGACTTAATTTTTATTACATGTGGGGTTTGTTGTTTTATTTTCATACGAACTTCTTTTTCAAAGTTCTTTAAATTTTTTATTAGACTCGCTGTCTTTTGCCTGTCTAGTTCCCAGTTGTTTCTTTTTGCCCACGCATAAAAATCATCCATTCTAAAATAACAAAAATTATCTTCGTCAGTCCACGCCATCTTTCTAAGTATGTCTTCTTTTTTTCTGCCTTGCGGTCTGTTGACTGTAAAATCTTTCAATAAATTTATTATAAAATATTTAGGATCCAATGATTGCAATGGCTCACTGTGATCAACACTTGCCATCAATTCTCTTAAATATAACTTTCTCCAATTTTTAGGTGTCACATCTGGTATCACCACGTCTACTTGATCTAATACAGCGGTAGCAAATAATTCTGGGTTTCTTAGTTCTACAGTTTTTAATTCTATTCTTGAGTCATCTACATTTAAAAACCATTGCGGAGGTTGTGATGTAACTCGGACCAAAGCGCTTAACCTTGGCATTTGTTCTTCTTCATAACCAACACCATACATTTTTGTTGCACATTTAGCTGCGTTGCACACACCACAAATAGGTTGTTCTTTGCATTTATACTTGTCGTAGTCTTTTCTTTTTAAAGATTTTATTAACATTTGTACCTCTGTATTACCAAGAGGTGGATCCATAACTTTAAGATTATCAGCAACCAACATATTTTCCCAATCATCTGGACTAGCTTTTTTTCTGTATACGCCAACATTAAATAAACCATTATTTCTAGAGCCTTCGCCAAATCCTTCGTCTGCTAATCTATTTAGACAAGGTGGACCATCTGGAAAATATTCTTTTTTCTTTGGTGGCTCTTTAATTTGTATGCTGTCTATCTGCTCTTCTGTTTGTACAAAGGTATCATACATAGAATAGAATGATTCTAAACTAGCAGCACCGCCATTCTCATCTAGTGCATACCTCAAACCTTTTGTTCCTGCATGGTAAGGTAAATTTAAAAAATTACCTACATCACCTCGCTCAGCTAGTAATTCTGTTTGTTTTGGAAATACCTCACTACCTTCGTAACCCAACGCTGTTGCCATTTGCTCTAACTTATCTTTCATAAGAAAGGCAGGAATAAATTTATCTGCAAACAAAAACAAGTGTGCCCCACCAGACTTAGACCTAAATGTTATCAAAGGAAATTTCAGTTCTTTTATTTTTTGCAAAATTTGTTTGTGGTCTAGGTTGTATATATCAATATCAATACAACCCCACCTACACATGTTCTCTTCATTTATAGGTATCACACCTAAAGCAGGTAATAGTCTACCATTAGAATCTGTTTTACCCTCTATATGATCCTTCCACAATTGCTCTGAAACTGTTTCTCGTCTAATCCATGGGCGACCTTTTTCTTTACCCCTAGCATCCTTTTTACCAGACAATATTAATTGACCAAAAGCACTATTATTGCCTTCAAATATTTCTTTAAAGCGTTGCATATTCTTTCCTGTACTCTTCTATCTTCTTTCTATTATGTTCTCGGTATTTTTTCTGATACTCCTTAGTCTTTCTATCAAAATAATCCTTACCCTCTGGACTATCTCTAAACATTTGTAATGTTTCTTCAAGACTTTTAACTTTATTTCTTAACTTTTGTAAAGTCTTAACTCTGTAATATTTTTTATGATAAATAGTTCTGTTGTTCATACTTCTCTCTTTCTATATAATTAGGCCCATCAACATGGGGGGTAGTCGATGGGCCTACATGATTAAAACGGTACTTCGTCTTTAGACTTAGTCTCGTCTCCACCATGTTTTGCAGTTACGTCACCTTTGTTTACGGAACTAGCAAAACTTTTTGCAGCCTCATACAAGTCTTTGTCTTGTACAGGACCAACCTTTTCAATAGTCCAACCAAACCAAGTTCCCTTGTCATTTGATTGTTGTACTGTTTTAAGGCTATACACGTGACTATACATAGCCGGTGTGAACATACCAGTTTTCCCTTTTAACTTGATACTGTTCATCATTGAGTTCCATGACCTACTCACTTTTAATTGTGTAGATTTCATAGAAATCAAAGCTGATGTACCATCATCAATCAACACAAAGTATGATGCTGTGTTCTCTAGATAGTTACCATTTGGTAGTCTATCTTTGTAACTTGCATCTCTTGTTGCCTCTTTGATAATGCCACTATCAACAGAGTGTATAGCTACAGGAGCACTTGTGCCCTCGCCTCTATCACTCCACTCGACATACTCCCTTTTGTAATAGCATGGAATAATATTTACTCCTGCTTCACCGTCGTAAAGTTGCTTAGTCACGGTATTAAATATCATACCGGGTTCAGCACCATCCACATATTTGGCGTCCCTTTTATTACATTCGGGGGATAGTTGACCTAACACTCTAAGAAATGGTAATGCATAGTCATCTGTGTCCATGTTACTAAAACTTGTGTTAGCGTCTTGTTCAAACATGCTCGTTAGAGCAACGTCTGCCTTCTTTTTTTCTGCTACTTGGTTCATGTTACTTTTCTCCTTGTTCATGATTCGTTATTTCCGGCTAATTTTAGTTTGATCCTTTATAAATAAATGAAAAGAATCCGAGGGCATGTCGAGGCCGGCCTCGACACGCTCTCTATAAAGAGCTTTCAATGTCATGGGCTCAACTTTTGATTTTTGTTGTGGCTCATAACCTTCTTGCTCCGCAAGGTCCAGGAGATCCTTCGCCTTGTTATCTTCGCCTTTACCGAACGTAACAAAGACTTCATTTTTAATGATGTCCTCTAGCCCGTTTTCTCGAAGCCATGTGTAAGCTGACTCAATATCATCTTTTTTGATAGTGCAACTGTAAGATTTTTTTACCTCTACAGCGCTGCCGTCAGCTAATTTCAAAGATGATAACCCCTGCTCTGCTAGCATATTAGGTATTATCTCTGAACTAATCTTGTCTGCTTTTTCTTTTTTATATTTTATTTTATCTTCAAGATCTGAAATTTCATCTTCATAAGCTTTCAGTTCTTTACAGTAGTTAGCTAGACTAACTATGTCAGTTTTTTCTATTATTTCTTGTTGATCTTCTTCAAAATCAATGTCGTTTATTTCACTCATTGTCTATTCCTT